GTTGCGATAAGTATTGCAGACGCTGGAGGCATTGTTGTAAATAGTAGTGGTACAAGTACATCAGGTACGACTGTAGGCGGTACGACTGTAACAATTAACGGTATAGCTTCTAACTTTAATAGTTCTACTGTAGCTAATGGTATACGTTTTATTGTAACATCTACAGGTAGTGGACATGTATATAATTACCACAAAGCTACACTAAAAGAAGATGACCTTGTAAGTCTTAGTGGAGACATAAATGACTTTGCAGAAAGATATAGAGTTGGTTCTCAGAATCCTGTAAATGATCTTGATAATGGTGATTTATTCTTTAATACTGGCACAGGTAAAATGCTGGTATATAATGGAACTAATACTGCATGGGAAGAAGTACAAAGTATAGGTAACTTTTTTATTTCTACACTTAGCCCTGCATTTGATGGTACAACTCAGAACTTTACTTTATCTAACGCACCTACTAACGTACAACAAGTACTACTAAGTATTAATGGTGTCGTACAAAAACCTAATGCTGGTACATCAACACCATCAGAAGGTTTTGCACTAGATGGAAGTACAGTCAAACTATCAGCAGCTCCAGCAGCTGGTGACAGTTACTTTGCTATTGTCATGGGTAGTACTGTAAACATCGGTACACCAAGTGACAATACAGTAGATACAGATATACTACAAAACTTATCCGTATCAACTGCTAAGATACAAAACAATGCAGTAACACTAGGCAAATTAGAACAAGGTACATCATCAAATGATGGTAAGTTTTTACGTGCTAACAATGGTGCTGATCCTACATTTGAAACTGTAGATCTAGCAAACTTAAGTGCAAGTAACTTAACATCTGGAACAATACCTGATGCAAGATTCCCTGCGACTTTACCAGCCGCAAGTGCAGCTAATTTAACAAGTATACCATCTGCTAATTTAACAGGTGCGTTACCAGCTTTAGATGGTTCTGCATTAACAGGTGTATCTTCTCCAGAAGTGTATGGTTTTAACACTGACACAAGTGGAAATTTAATAGTCACTACTACAAACGGTGGTGCAGATAATATCTCAGGCACAGCTTTTGATGCTTTTGAAGATGTTATTTTCGCAGCTACAGGATTTACATTTTCTGTAAATGCAAACGGTAAACTAATCGCAACAATTTAAAATGGCAACAATAGATTTAGGAAAAATCAAACAGGTCTGGCGAGGTACTTACAATAACTCAACTGCTTATACAGTTGACGACCTAGTTGAGTACACAGACTCTGGAATAACATCTACGTATATATGCGTAGCAAACTCAACAGGTAACGCACCTTCAAGTAGTGGTACAGCACACGCAAGTTGGAACTATGTAGCAAAAGGTGTAGTAGACCCTATACCTTCTCAGTCTGGTAATGCAGGGAAAGTTTTAAAAACAGATGGAACTAACCTATCATTTGGTGATGGTGGCGGTTGGACAGTAATAGCAAAAGGCACTGGCCCTTCAACTGACGCTTCATCAGTTTCTGTAGATAACTGTTTTTCTAACGATTATAAACATTATATGATTAAAGCAGCTTGGGCTGCTTCTTCTTGGACTAAAATATATTTTATAAATTCTGACGGAACTACAAATACTGCTGCTGGATATTATTTGACAGGTACATATACACGCAGAAATAATGCAAACACACAAAACGGAACATTTGGAGAACACGACCACGTTGGTGCAACAACTAACTGGTGGGATGGAGTTTCAAATTCCCCTGCTATGTACAATATGCACTTTTACGACCCTTATAATTCAAGCTATAAAACCTTTTTCTATGGTCATGCTGGATGGATGGATAATGCTGGCTGGTGTTATTATCAACCTTTTACTGGTGGGTACGATAGTGCAAGCACAGTAAGAGGAATAGTTTTTGATAGAGGTTCTTCTGGTTCTGGTGGCTATAATGCTACCTCTTTTAACTATGTAATTTTGGGGTTTAACTAATGAGTAAAATTTATTGTATTGATGCAAAAACAGGAGACAAAGTTCTTAGAGACATGACCGATGCGGAGGAAAAACGTCTTGCTGATGGTATTACAGCTGGCGAAGCATCTAAAAAAGCACATAACGATGCAGAAACAAAAAAAGCAACAGATCAAGCTGCTGCTAAAACAAAGCTAAAAGCTCTTGGTCTTACAGATGATGAGATAGTAGCTCTTATAAACTAGGAGATAAATGACACTTACACAAATTAGTTCAAGAGGTGTAGAAGATACACTTCGCTGGTCTCTTGGTGCTAGTGGTAATAATCACTATACGTTTACTGGTCCCGGTTTGACTGGGACAGTAAATGATCCTACTATCTATTTATCTCGAGGTCAGACATATATTTTTGAAAATAACAATAGTAGTGGTGCACACCCATTTCAGATACAAAGTGTAGCTGGATCTGGTGGTGCGGCATATAGTACTGGAGTTACAAACAATGGTGGAGCTGGTGGTACAGAAATAAAGATTACTGTAGCTCACGATGCACCAGATAATTTGTACTACCAATGTACATCTCACGCTAACATGGGTGGTACAATATATATTACAGGAGCGGTAGCTGACGGTAGTATAACAGAAACTAAACTTGCAGATGATGCAGTTACCTCAGATAAAATAGCAGCTAATCCAGTTCTTACTGGTACAAGTGGTATAAAAGTTCCAGTTGGAAATACCTCAGAAAGAGTTAATACTCAAGGTATGGTTCGATTTAATAGTTCAACAGGATTGTTAGAATATTATGATGGAACTACATATAAAGGTCTTGACATTGGTCCAACCGTGTCAAGTGTAAACACAAATAATTTTGAAAGTTCAGCTTTACCAGCTAACATTGTTATTACTGGATCTAATTTTAGCTCTTCTGTTACTGTAAAATTTACTGGAGTTAATGGAGCAGACATTTCATCTCCTTCAGTTACAAGAGATAGTGCTACACAAATAACAGCACAAGTACCAAATACAGTTACAAGTGTTAATGAACCTTATAACATTGAAGTCACGAATATTTCGACAGGTTTTTCTGGTATTTTAGAAAACGCTTTTAACATAGATGCTGCACCTGTATTCGGTGTTGCTTCTGGTTCTTTAGGTACTTTATCTAGTTTAGGTTCTTCATCAAGTCTTACAACAGTTACAGCTACAGATGATGAAGGAGATACTGTTACATTTTCTGTTACAGCTGGTTCTTTACCCAGTGGTATAACACTTAATTCTAATGGTACTTTTTCTGGTACTGCTACTGCTATTGGCTCAACCACTACTTCAACATTTTCAATAACTGCAAGTGATGGAACAAATACTTCAGTAAGACAATACACTATAACAGTTAACCCTGTTTACGTTCAGTTATCTGGTTCTGGTACTTGGTCTGTCCCATCAGGATTAAACTCAGCCGAAATATTATTAGTAGGTGGTGGTGCTTCTGGTTCTCGTTCACCTAACGTATCTAGTGGTGGCGGAGGAGGAGGAGGTATACTTCACAACTCAAACCATACATTCTCTTCAACAGAAAAATCTAATGGTATTGCTTACGTTGTAGGTGATGGAGGTGACGGAGTTGGTATATCACCTTACGCTAATGATGGTGGTTATCATAATGGTGGAGATACTACTTTTGCACTTTCTACTGGAACTTTGACTGCCAAAGGCGGTGGTGGTGGAGCTGGATATGGTGGGCTCTCACCTCATTTATCTGGATTTAGTCAGGCTTACTATGGTGCATCACAAGGTGGATCTGGTGGTGGAGGTGCTTTTACTTATTACAGTGGTGCTTCATCTAACCAAGGAACATTTTCTGGTTGGACAGCTTACGGAAACGCTGGTGGTGATGGACATTCCGATTATACTGGCGGCGGCGGCGGCGGAGCTGGTGCTGCTGGTTCTGATGCTGGTGGTTCCAATAATGGCGGTGCCGGTGGTGCTGGACAGTTATTCTCTAGTTTTACAGCTTACGGCGAAAACGGCTACTTTGGTGGCGGTGGAGGCGGTGGTTCTCAAAACGATACCGAAGCACAAGGTGGCATCGGTGGAGGAGGTAATGGTGGATATGGAACTGGTACAACACCAAGAAGCGGTGGCGATGCAATTGATGGTACTGGCGGCGGTGGCGGCGGTGTCAGACATATTGGCTACAGTACCTACACCTATAAGTCTGGTGATGGCGGAAACGGAACTATTTTAATTAAATACTAAATGGAAATACCCAGCATAGTAATACCACCTGTAAAAGATATAGAAACAATATCTATACCATTACCTACTGCTGACGTACCTAGTTATGTACCCTTGGTTGTACCTCCTAGTGATTTACAAGAACCAGAGGGTACAAAACCTGTGGAAACTGTGGATCCACCTAAACCAACTTTACCACCTCCTTTCCCACCTTACCCTTTACCATCTACTGAGGTGTTAGTTCCTACAGTTATTACAGCTGTTACAGCCGTAGCAGCTACAACTGTAGCCACACCTATTATACAAGATATTAAAGAAAGAATAACTAAGTTCTTAAATAATAAAATAAAAAAATGGAAAGAAAACCGGAAGAAAAAAAGGGACTCTTTACAAAACTCAAAGAAAACATAGATGACCATGAAGAACAGATGCAAATACTAGGTGCAATGGTGCGTCTAGGCGTTGTGATCTGGTCAGGATTTATCATCACCTTAAATTATGTTGAATTACCTATGGTCAAGAAGTCAAATACTTCAGCCGATATCACGTTCGTTGCTTCTGTGTTTACTGGAGCACTTGCGACTTTCGGACTAACTACAGGTAATGGTAAAAAAGACAAAGAAAAACCAAAGACATGAAGAAACTGATTCTTCTCTTAGCATTGTTATCACCCGCAGTTGCAAGAGCTAATACTGTCA